TAGAGAAATTTAGGGGAAGTTATTTTGAAGGGAAGGTTAAAGAAGAAACATTTTTGATTACCGTTATTGCTAGGAATCAAATGCGTAAGGATCTTCCCAGAACGCTTCGTGTTTTTTCTGAATTTCTTAAAAGACGGCCACAATCATTTCTTTATTTACATTGCAGGGAATCGGATGTTTGGGGGTCTTTAAAAGAATACGCCAGGAATTGGCCGAACCTAGAGTTTGGGGTAAACTGGGGTTGTCCGTCTAACTTTAACATTAATCAAGGAATCCCCATAGAAGCCGTAAACCTTGTGTACAACGCCTCGGATTGTATTCTTTCTACGACGCAGGGAGAAGGATGGGGATTTTACAATAGCGAGGGATTTGCAACAAAAACAATTGTTGTCGGGCCTAACAACACAACGGCGCCAGAACTTTTCGGTTATGACGCAAAAGAAGATATTTCTGATCTTGATAGTCTTTACGGGAAGCTTCGTGGAGTTCCGTATAAATGCGGAACGACCTCTTCCGAGTGGGCAACCTATGGAGCACAGGATTTAGAAAGGATAAGGCCGTTGGCAAATGTGGAAGATGCCGTGAAGAAACTTCTTTGGGTTTATGATAACCCAGACAAAGTTAAAGAAATAGAAGAAAGGGCGTATAATTGGATACAGAATTATACTTGGGATATTGTTTGTAAAGACTGGGATGCTTTATTCCAAAAGGCTTACCAAGAGTTAGAAAATGAACGAGCAGAAGCTGTCAGAAAATCAAAAGAACCAAAGCCAGCAGGTGAGCAACCAGATGGATCAGCAAATAATTCCGCTGGGAAAACTGAAGTGCCATCCAGCGAACCCAAACGAGATTAACGAGGCGCAATATATAAAGCTTCGGGAAAATATTAGAAAGAACCGAAGATATCCTGCGTTGATTGTTAGGAGGCTCGGGGAGGACTATCAAATTATCGATGGTCACACGCGCTTTCTTATTCTTCAAGAGCTTAGTATCCCAGAAGCCAAATGTGAAGTTTGGGAGGTTGATGATAAAACGGCAGAACTTTATTTAGCAACACTTAATCGACTAAGGGGGACAGATGATACAAAGAAGCGTGCTCTTCTTATGAAGATTCTTAAAGAAGATTTTGGAAGTGAAGAATTTAGGAATCTTGTCCCAGAAAGCAATCGTGCCATAGATGGTCTTTTGAAACTTGCTGAAGAAAGTGGCCCTGCTGATATAGAAACAGAACGGGGTGTTTTAGAAAGTAAATTAGTAAATAGTGGCGTTGACTCAGAACTGGCAGAAGGAATTTCAAATTTATACCGACCGCCAGGAACAAGGGCAATTTTAAGGTTTATTTTCGACAACGAACAGGATTATCAAAAAGCAGTTAAATATTTTGGCAAAAAACCCGATATTAAAAAATTAATGGAGTTAATCTAAATGGCTGGTCGTAACAAATATGATTGGATTTCGTTGAAAACAGAATTTATGGCAGGCAATTGGCTTTCTGTTTCTGAATTTCTACGAAGTAAGGGTTTTAAGGCTATTCCGTGGACACAAGTTGGAGGGTGGTCGGAAGAAAAACGGGCACTGAAAGAAAAAACCCTGGAGGCGACGAAAGAAAAGATTATTGAAGAAGATGTTCGGGATATAAATGCAATCCGATTAAGACAGGCTAGGTTAGCTAGATTTCTTCAATTAAAGGGGATAGAGGCGGTTAAAGATCAGCCCATAACGAATATCGAGGATGCGCGAAAATTTATTGTTTCTGGGTTACAGGAGGAAAGACGTGCTATCGGGATGGAGGGAAGTGGAAGTACTAGTCTTACACAGATTAATATTAACCCGAAAACAAATTTAGACAAGTTAGTTGAGGGATTAGATTATGAAGGAATACTCAAACTTATTGCAGAGCTTAAGCGAGAGCGAGCTGGACGGTCTTTACCAAAGCCTGTTGCTGAAGGCGCAGGAGAAGTTGAAGAAGGAGAAACTCTCTAATTATTTTGACTGGGTTAAGGCAATCTGGTTAACTTCTCGCGGGAATCTTCTTGACTTTACTAACAGGAAGTATCTTGTTGGGATATACCAAGACCAGTTTCAAAATATTGTTTTTATGAAGGCCGGACAGATGGGGCTTTCAGAACGCGCTATTTCTGAGGCTGTTTGGATCGCCGATCAATTAAATGCTGTTACTCTTTACTGTTTCCCCGCACAACTTCAATTACAAGACTTTGTTCAGGCGCGGTTAAATCCAGTTCTAAATGCATCTGAATATTTGAGGGCAAGGATAGATAAGACAGAAGACGATAAAAGGGTTGAAAAATTAGGTTTGAAACGGATTGGAAAAGGCTATATCTATTTTAGGGGGAGCCAGAATCCCAAGCAAATTGTGTCCGTGGACAGCGACTGTATATTTCTTGATGAGAGGGACAGATTCGATGACGAGAACGTTCCCTTTATTGAAAAGAGACTTCTTGCTTCTAAGTTAAAATGGCGCAGGGAACTTTCGACGCCGACTATTCCTGGTTTCGGAATTCATAATTCTTATCTAGGGTCCGACCAGCGGGTATGGGAAATTCCTTGTAAAAAATGTGGCACATGGCAAGAAATAGACTTTTTCAAACATATTGATTTTGAAAATAAGATTGTACGGTGTGAACAATGTGGAAAGGCAATTGACCGTTTTTCAGAAGGACGGTGGACGCCACAAAATCCCAAAAGTAAAATACACGGATATAAGATAAGCGGAATTTATAATCCCACGGTAACGGTTGCGGACTTGGTTGCAAAGTATAACAATGCACAACTAAGTGGTTTTTCTGCCCTGCAACAATTTTTCAATCAAGATCTTGGTTTGCCTTATGAGGTTACTGGTCAAAGTTTAGTGCAGTCGGAACTTGATGGATGCAAAAGGGATTATCTTGCCCCGCTTCAGGAAAAAACAAATTGTTATGCTGGATGCGACGTTGGGAATCGTTTACACGTTGTTGTTGTCCAAAAACTGGATGAATTGAAAATGAGGGTTGTTTGGGCAGGAACCGTAGAAAATTTTCTTGGACCCTACAATAGCATAGAATCAATAATGGAGAGATACGATATTAAAACAATTGTTATCGACAAGAAGCCAGAAGTTAAAAAGGTTAAAGAATTATTAGAAAGATTCCCGCAAAAAGTTTATGCCGCCGATTATCCAACAATAAACTTTCCGGTTAACCAATATTTTATTTGGGATGATATAAAATACGAAGTGAGACTTGACAGGACAACCTCTTTAGATTATGTTGTAAGTGATATACAAAATCAGCGGATTGAATTTCCTGGCAATATTCAGTCTATTCCTGGTTTCTACGACCACCTACAAGCGTCTGTTCGAATTCAAGAGAAGAATAAACGAACAGGTACGGAGGTAGCAAGATGGGTAGAAAAAGGGGCAGACCACTTTTTTCATGCGTTGTCGTTTGCTAGGATGGCACAATCTCGTGGTATAATAGGTAAGGCGTTACTTGATTACTATGCCAAGCCAGATCAGGGGGTAACACCTAATATTATGGATTGGTTAAGGGTAAAAGGAGAACGCATATTTTAAAAAACATGGGTGTTTGGGATCGCTTGCTAAAAAAAGTTATCAGTCCGGTAATAAAAGAATCAATTAACGAATCAAATAAAGAACAGGACGTTAAAAAGGCGGAATTAGAAAAAGCATTAGTTGCACAATACTTGCCTAGTTATTCTTTCTCACCTATTGGTGTGGGAAAAATTGTCAATAAATCTTTTCCGCGCGGGGTGGACTTTCAGGTACTTCGGGACTTCGCCAACTATTATCCCATCTTGCGCTCATGTGTTAATTATCGTAAACGTCAGATACTTCAGCTTGATTGGGATATAACTACACGTGAGGTAGTTTCAGACAAAAAGGTCAAAGAACAATATAAAAAGGATGGAGAAGATCTTAAAAAATACTTAAGATATCCCTGTGGTGACAAGACAATGACCTTTCGTGACTTCCTTAATAAGGTCTTGGAAGATTTACTTGTTTTAGATGCTGTGGCAATTTACAGAAGAAAGAATCGCAAGGGGGGTCTTTATGGTTTTCTTCCAATTGACGCTACTACTATCGAAATTGTTTTAAACGAAGACGGAACGACACCAGTCCCCCCAACAGAAGCTTACCTTCAAAAAATAAACGGTCAAGTAACAACAAAACTTACAACCGACGACCTGATTTATCGAAAATTAAATTCAAGAACGAACACTCCGTACGGGTTATCGCCAGTTGAAAGTTTGATTATTACAGTAACAACGGCGTTAAAATTGAGTAGCTTTCACCTTGCTTTTTTGATAGAAGGGAATGTCCCTGAGGGGTTTGTAGAGCTTCCAAAAGATATTGCTAGTGACCCCAAACAATTGACCTTATGGCAAGAAGCATGGGATGCGATGTTTTCTGGGGATCCAAGGTTCCAAAGAAAAATTAAATTTTTACCGGAGGGAATGAAGTGGAATCCGATAAGGAAAGAAGAAGACATGGAATTTGAAAGGTTTGAAAAGTGGCTCTTGCAATGTACGTGTAGCATGATGGAAGTTGCACCACAGGCGATTGGTTTTCAGTTTGAAAGGGGAAAGGGGGCAACGGAGTCTGAATGGGAAATCGGGAAAGAAAGGGGATTGTTCCCAACAGCGCTTTTCTTAAAGGAGCTTTTAGACCTTATAATTCAGGAAGACCTTGGGCAAGAACACCTTCAATTCGTTTGGACAAACATCAACCCTACCAATAAACAAGAAGAAGCAAATGTGTTTAAAGCGTTGGTTAATACTGGCGCGGTATCAGTTGACGAGTGGCGACTGGGTGAGGGATTAGAACCAATAGGGTTGAGTAATTACATAATGACACCAGTTGGACCAATTATGGTTAAGGATTTTGTTGAATCTTCGGAGGCGGGAAAGCCGTTGTTGCCGTATAATTATCAGCAAACACCACCAGGTACAACGACAGCACCAGTTGTTCCCCCAACTGGTGGAGAAGTGAAGCAAAAGTTGGAAAGTTTTAACAGGACGGAAGTAGTCGATGAATTAAAAAGATGGAAGAAGACAGCAATAAACGATTTAAAGCAAGGGAAGTCGTTCAGGGATTTTAAAACCGACATTTTGGATTTAAGGACACAGGGTATTATAAAGAACGGTCTTAAAAATATTTCTTCACGCGAGGAATTAGATCAGCTTTTTGACCCGTTTATTAATCAAGAAAACCAAATGTTGGATTCTGTCTTCAGCCTATACGAGGAAGTTAGTTCAATTGTTGAAGGTGCTAATAATGCCAATAAATTATCTACAGATACAACAATTAAAGCAAGTCCAACAGGCAATTGAACATTTTTTTTACAAGAATAGGGTTAATTTGGTTTTAGACAAAGTAGTCAAAAACAGAAAGACAACTAACTTTAAAAAGAAAGTTAGAGAAAGTCTTTACAACCAAATTCTTTATTTTGCTAAAGTAGAAAAAGTAGATCAGATTGTCGGTGTTTCGGGATTGGGAAAAGCCGTCAAGTTTCTTACCGCAAAAGATCTTCTGGAACGCCTAGAAACACTTTGGGTTCCCCTTTATTCATTTCTTGATGAAGAAGTAGTTCATGATTATATGATCTGGGCTGGCGAAAGGGGTGGCCAAGGTGCGATAGGGAAGCTTCGTGTGGCGCGTGAATTTGAATTAACGAATAACAAGTTAAAATCGCAACTAATTTCATTATCAGATAGGCTGACCGACCAAATTGATAATACGACAAAGGACTGGATTGCCAGAACGATAGAAGAAGGGTTTAGAAGAAATCTGTCACATTTTGAAATCGCCAAACTTATTCGTGACGCCGCTGGAAATGTTGCTTATGAAAGATCGGAAATTATAGCCGAACAGGAAGCAGCAATAGCAGTGGGGGAGATTGAATTAGAGTTTTACAAGAGAAACGGAGTGAAAGAAATTAGGTGGATAACAAGTAAAGACGAGCGTGTGTGTATGGAATGTTTAGCAAACGAAGAGGCTGGAGTGATAAAAACAGGAGATGTATTTCCCAGCGGTGTGGTTGCTCCCCCCAGCCATATCGGTTGTCGATGCTTGCTTATGCCAGTTATTAAAGAAGTACGGGTCATATGGACGGGAAATTAGAAGAAGAATTATCAACACCATCAATAAATAATTCCCGTAGTCTATACTACGAGTTCTTTAAGAATTTCAGGGATTATTTAGCTGAATATATCCGCGAAACTGTTACTGAATTATGTATCAGCGAATTGCCAATTAA